TTACTTCACCTGTTCCAGGACAAGTAAATATTTATCCTTTGTTAGAGGGCGGCGAAATGCCGACAACAGAAATTTTAGATGCTGTGCAAGCCATTTGTAACGCTGACAAAATAAGACCCCTTACTGATACTGTAATAACAGGCGAACCGGATACAGAAGACTTTGCAATAGAAGTGGAATTAACCCTATTGGATACAGCAACCGGGGACGCACAAACAAAGGTGCGCCGGGCTTTAGAAGACTATAAAGAAGCAAGAAAAAACCGCTTAGGGTTAGACGTAGTAATAAACAAAATCGCTTCGCTCTGTATGATTGAAGGCATTTACAATGTTGACGTGATACAACCTGCGGCAAACATTGTAGCAGACCCGGAAACGTACACACGTTGCACAGACATAACAGTTACAGTTATAGGAACACATGACGAATAACGGGGTAATATTAGCGGATAGCATTGCATACGTCAAACATTTAGCAGCCTTTGACTTGCTTGTAAAAAAGCGGTTCAGCGAATTGGAGTTAGACCGCTTGCTGGTTTACATTATTGATACTGTGGACAGCGAAGCAATACCGTATTTGGCAAAGCAGTTTGACGTATTAGGATACAAAGGCTTTCGCCTTGCATCAAATGAAGCAGAACAGCGTGAGATAATAAAGCGTTCAATCGAACTGCACAGGTTCAAAGGAACATTGTGGGCAGTGCGTGAAGCATTAAAAAGTATTGGCTTTGGCGAGGCGATAATTGAGGAGCACGTCGAGGGTCATTGGGCAAAGTTCCGTGTTACCATTGAGTTAGGTGGTCGTCCATTAAATGTGTTGGAAATAGAGGATCTGGTGAAGATGATTTACGAATATAAAAATGAGCGTAGTCATTTAGCAGACCTAAGCTATACAATATCATTTGAAGACGGCATTATACTAATTGATGAACAGGTGGACGGGGAAGCACAAGACAACGAAGATGGTATTTCAGTCGGCGGCAATGTGATGCACAACGGCGCAATTTTTAGAAACGGAAGTAATAATTATAGCCAGGACACAGACGTACTATCTATTACAATAATCTAACAAACTAAAATGAAAGCAAGAGCAACGGATAACATTCGGTTTAAAAACATAAGGGGCGAAGTGAAGTTGTGGATTTATAGGAACGGAACGTTAATTGACTTTTTCGAAGGCCAAAACTTAGTTGTAACACTTGGTAAAACAAATGTTGCAAAACTGTTAGGCGGCGATGCGGCAGGAAAGAAGATTGAAAAAGTATCGGTGGGCACTAATTCAACAGCAGCAACAGTCGCCGATAATACAATTACCGGGGCTTTCACAAAGGCAATTGATAGTGTTACATACCCGGACGCACAAAGCGTAATGTATCATTTCGACATTGATAACAGCGAAGCAAACGGAATGACCATTTATGAATTCGGTTTGCTGAACACCGACAATGTCCTTAGTGCAAGAAAAGTGAGAGACACCCCTATTATAAAAACTAATGCGATACGCATAGTTGGTACATGGAAAATAACAGTTAACTAATAAAATCTTATGGGACTATACGCAGGCGCAGATAATTTTCCGGCTGAAATATATCAGTTTGAAGAAACGGATTTAGTGTTAGCGGCATCTGATAATGTACCGCTTCAACACCTTGCCGACAGAACTATTTGGCTAAAAAATAAAATTGGTTTGTTTGACAGGCTGCAAGGTGAAACAATTGTTACAGCAAGCGCAAATATTCCGGCTACACAGGCTGGGTATTTAACAAGGGTTTACTCGACCGGCATTCTTAATTTATCACTTGAAGACGTTGCAAACTTTAAACCAGGCGCACTGGTTGTTATTGCTTCGTTCTGCAACCCTGCATGTGTTGTTAATATAAAGCCATTAGCCGGGCAAACAATTTTCGATAGTGATGGGGCATTAGGCGAAATGCACATGCACCATAAGGAATATTTGATTTTGCAGGCATTAACAAACCATTGGAATGTTGTTTCTGCGGTTGGAAATTTTCATTGTGCAGGCGAGGAAGTTAAAGGCCGGAAAGAAATTGTAAATACACTTGCTTTAAAAGGGCAGTTATTGGAGCGTTCAAAGTATCCACGTCTTTGGAAATATGCAAACAGCCTTACGTTAAACCAGCAAATAGTTTCAGAAGCAACATGGTTTTTAGATGCTACTACATACAGGGGCTTGTTTTCAACCGGGGACGGCTTAACGACTTTCCGCTTGCCTGATGAAAGGGGTATGTTCGAAAGAATGTTAGACTTAGGCCGTGGTATTGACTTAGGACGTATTCACAACTTCGCCGGTGGATATGAAGCGGACGAATTGAAGGCACACGGCCACAGCTTCACATGGAAGAAAGGACAAGCCGACCAAAATGAAAGTGGTACATACGGATCGCTTTATGATGCAGACGCAACCCATAACAGAACCACCAATACAACAAACACCGGCGGTACAGAAACAAGGCCGAAAAATATCGGAAAGCTGAACTTAATAAAATTCTAAACCCACAAAAACAAAATAAAAAAGTTACACTATGAAAAGGTTACTATTATTTCTTTTACTACTTACGAGTTATTCATTTTCGTTTGCGCAGTTTGCAGATACAACGGCGTTAGCAAACTATATAAGGGACACCATTAAGGATAGGCGGCCAGAAAAGGTAACGGCTGCACAAATTCAAAAAGCTATGCTCGGTACAAAGTCGCTTTTGAAAACATCGCCTGTAAATGTTTATACGTCTGACGGCATACTATCCGGGCACAGAACCATAAATACATTTAACAGAAGTTTTACAGTTACCGGAAGCGGAAATATTACGCTGCAAAATGCCGGGGACTTGTTCTACGATAACTATATTAACATTAGTAACTCAATGATTCGAAACTTTGCGCAGAGCGTTATGAGTGGTAACTATTCAGACGTTAGATTTCGTTCCGATTCGATAGAGTTTACTAATAGTTTGGGAAACTATAAGTTTTACAACTTACCGGCTGGCACTACGGCAGACCAATTACTAACTATTAGTTCTGGAAATTTTTTAAGAAAACTTCCTACTTCATCTTTTGAAGTTCCTTTGACGTTTTCGAATGGATTAAAACGCACATCCAACACCGTAACATGGGAAGGGGACTTAACTAAGAATACAACATTAAACGGCAAAGGCATTTATGGCCTTGTTGCCGATTCCATGTCCGATCTTAGTCTTACAGCAGTATTTCACGACAACTTTACCGGGAATGACTATGTATCAAATTTGGTTCTTGACGGTAATTCAGGTAACGGATGGGTAACAGGTGGGCCGACTGGTTTGTCGTGGCTGTCAATGAACCAAAGTAACGCAAGCCTTTCAGCATTGAACGCTACACAGGATACATTGACGAGTCTTGTTATGAATGAAGACTCGCTTTATTTACAGAATGAAAATAACATACTGAAATTAACCCGAAGTGGTACAACTAATTCAATATTTTTTCCCGATGCGTATAGCACACCCGGCGACACAATTTTTACAAACCAGTTTAACGGCTACAATCCAGCAGCCGACAGTTATGAAACGACTGTAAACAATTCGTACCATACGGGGGGCGTGTTAAACGATAGCACGACGGTAAATACAAACCCGTGGGGTTTTAATGTTTCAGCACAACAGAATATTACGGGAAGTCAGATAAATAATACAATTAATGCTGGTAGTTATTATGCCCGTATTGCCACTGTTTCTAATAACCCATCCGGGCCGTTAAGCCATCATAGCGACATAAGCTCAACACAAAACGAATCCAGGATGAACGTCTATAATGCAATTTCGAACCGGAAAGCAGAAGTAGACGTTTATAACCCGGATATCGCAGGCGCACAAAGGGTATTGATTTCATTGGAAGATGAGGTAAGTAATAACAACTTGTATGTTGGTAGAGATAGTTCATATACAGATAAAGAAATTATACTTAGAGGCGGCGCAACAGTAAGAAACTCGCTAAAAACTGATGCCTTGTTCGGTAACTATGTTACCGTTTCTGCATCTTCAAACTACACCGTTACAGGTTCGGACTATTTTATCGAATTGCCTTTTATTACAGGTTCAGATAAAACTATAAACCTTCCGAACCCGGCTTCATGCAAGGGTCGCATACTGATTATTATAAATAATAATAACGGTCTTGTTAACTGGAATGCAAACTATAACCTAAGCAGAGTCGGCGGCCTTACACTTATCGGGCCTTTGCAAACGAAGACCTACAACCTTGTTTCAACAGGCTCGGTGTGGTTTATCACTGCCTTAGATGAATAGCAATTATTAACAGTCCCTAAGTCGTTTCTATATTAAAAGAGTGCTGCAATAATCTTGTAGCACTCTTTATTATTTAAACAAAACCCACTACGATGAAATTTTTATTTGCAGGCACATTGCTTTTTATTAAGCTAACATTTGTTCCTAATGTAAGCCTGCTTGTTGTACTCTTTTTTCTAATAGCCATTGACTTTGCGACCGGGGTGTGGAAGTCAAAAGTAAACGGCAAGGCACGAACCAGCACAGGTTTTAAGGGAACAGTTACAAAGTTCATTCAATATGCTGCGGGTCTGCTTGCCTCTTACGGCCTTGCGTATGTTGCAAATCAAAATGGTGGTGAAGCTATTAAATTCTTATCCCCTTATTTGGTGGACGGGTTAGCCGTGTTCATTATCTACATTGAAGTAACCAGCATCTTCGAAAACCTGTACGAAGCAGACAAGACGACTCCCATTTCAAAATACTTCTTTCAGCCGGTATTGAAAATTCTAACCTTCCAAATAAAAAACAACCCGGTTATAAAGCAGGCCGAGGCAATGAAGGCCAAAGAAAAAGATTAATTAAAACAACTTTATATGAAGCAACTACTAACAATTATTTGCATTTCAATTCTTTTTACTTCATGTGGCACGATAAAAAAAGCAATAAACAAAAAACATTCAACCGCAGATAGTACCAGCGTAAAATATTCTGCAACAACTGATGTAAAAAAAACGGATAGCACCGAAAAGATTTTGTTTAATTCTACTGATACAAAAACTACTGATAGTGGCTATATAAAAAAAACAGTCGTTAAAGAATTTTATTCAGATGAATTTGATTTTACAGGCGAAGACCCAGCGCAGGATACGGCAAAAGAATTCGACCCGCAGGATAGAACCCCAGTAAGGGCAGAAGATTATGAGCCGTACAAGCCAACTACACAGGTTAAGCCGGTTATTAGGGTGAAGCTCGCAAGATCTGGCGGTGGGAAATTGCTTTACAGGGAAACTACAATAACAGAAGCTGGCAAGGTTCAGAAGTTGGAAGAAAGGGTGCAGCAGGTAGAGCAAAACGGCAATGTCAAAACCGTGGACAGTTCGAAGCATGATGAAGGCCAGGAAACGCAGGTAAGCAATACAACTACTTCAATCGATAGGCAAGTTAGTAAAACGAAATTTTTAAAAGGATTTCTGCTCGCTCTATTACTTGCGCTTGTCCTTTACCTGATATACAGATACTATAAAAAGGGAACACATTTTTAAAATTAGAAAAGCACATTAACTGTATGGCAAATTTTGAAATAGGATACAAGATTGTAATGGTCAATGAAGGCGGCAACGGAAACGATCCTGATGACTTAGGCGGCGAAACTTACAAAGGAATAGCAAGAAAGAAATGTCCAAAGTGGGCTGGCTGGCGGTTGGTTGACCTTGCAAAAAAGGTTTCACCTTCTGGCCCTGCTTTAGAAAATCATTTGCATTCAAATATAGAATTGCAAGAGCTGGTGCATTCGTTTTATAAGGCCGAATTTTGGGATGTGCTAAACCTGGATTACGTTAAAGACCAAAAAATAGCAAACGAGCTATTTGATACCGGGGTGAATATGGGTATCGGCATTGCCGCTTTGTTTTTGCAAAAAAGTTTAAATGTCCTAAACAGAAAGGGATCGGATTACCCGGATTTAAAAGAAGATGCAAAAGCGGGGACTGTTACGGTTGGCTATTTGAATTCTCACAAAAGTCCCGGCAATGTTTTGAAGGTTCTTAATTGCTTGCAGGGTTCACGGTATGTTGATATTTGCAGAGCGAACCCGAAGATGGAAAAGTACATGAACGGCTGGCTAACCCGTGTTGTGCTATATTGAAATTTCTCATGTGCAGTAAGTTTTAGGTTGCTTCGTTGCCCTGCTTTTCTAAGTGGGGCTTACTTTAAGGTCTAAATCTATTTGCATAATTAGGGTGTTCAATCTGTTTGCAGCCTTTTGTGCCTGCACGTGCTAATTATCCGAAGAAGTCAAAATGGTAATTCATCTGAGTCAGCTTTTGCACTTGTGGCTGGCCTGTTTTGTCTGTCATATTTTTCTTCAACTGACTCAATGAACTTAATTGCATTAGTAATGTTGTTGAAGATGAAAATACTTTCGTGATAATTTAGGATTGTATTGTCGTGAGCAAAACTTTGATTGTTTCTGACATCATTGAATGCCTCAAGAACACTAATGGAAGATTTTAGAATCCTCTCCGACATTTCAGATTCCAACAGATTATTTGCTTTCAAGAACTTTACATACTTCCCAAAAATGCTGTGCAATGCTTCCTCTTGTGAAAATGCGATCTGATGTTTGTCGCAAAGTTGTCGGACATGCTTTACAACGAAAGTATGCAAACGGTCAAGTGCAGTTTCTGGTTTGTTCTTTTCAATTGCTTCACGAATTGCATCAGCAAGCAAACTAAAATCTTTACCATTCGCATTCGGCTGAATTGCATCAAGATTCTCAACAGGGTTTTCCCGCAGTAATCTGTCTGCAATCTTTAAACACTCCTCGTAAAGTTGTTTGTCTTCCTCAGAAACTTCCTTTCTGGTTTCTCTCCAATAGTCCACCAAAGCTTTGGTAAGTGTCGCTGTGTTGTAATTGTTCTCCCGATTCCAAAATGTCCGCAGTCGGTTTGCCTTTGAGCATTGTCCATATTCCTCACTAAATGTATCAATTCTTGTCGTGTCTAAAATGAACGACTGAAAAGTCCTGTCAGAAAAGTCAAGTACATAACCGCTTCTCATACCGAAAAGCTTTTCAAGCCGCATTTTTTCTATCCCTGTCAAGTCAGACATTAGTTCATTCGTTTAATGTTAGCGTCAAATAATTACTTGCCTGTCATTACTTTTATTAATAGCATTAGACTTGCTATGATGGCCGTGATTACAGAAATCCAAAAGGCTTTTTTTGCTCTTGATTTTGTTTTTGGATAATCAAATAATACATTGGTAAGATTTTCAACTTCCGTCCGAAGTTTTTGCATTTCTAAATTCTGCTTTTCTGCTCGTAGTTCCTTCTCCATTTTCCTTTTTTCAAATCTTGATTTTCCGGTCTCATTAAGTATAAAGCCATCAATTGTTGGGTCGTGAATATATTTATGAACCTCATCCATCCAATCTCTAAACAGGTTAGTGTGTCCCTCTACTGGTTGCATGTGAATTTTTGAATGATATTGAAAGTCGTAGGGGAAGTCGAATATATGAACTGGTTCGTTTCTATGGTTCATAAATAAAAGAAAAGCGTATTCAAAATCATCAATGATGTGTTCATTAATCAGTTTATGTTCACGATTTTCTCTTTCTCTAATTGACTTAATTGTCAAGTCGGTAACATACACACGACCATCTTTGTAATATATGAGACCCCTCTTTTCAAGGGCCGGTAAAAAATCGTTTCCATATTGAGCTTCATGTCTATTAGATGTAAGTGCTTCGACTGTGAAATGGTCATTAATGTTTCTTGATTGTTGCCTGTTTAA